GCAGGATGATCTTCCGATCTACCCCGCCCTTCTTCTTGTTCTCGAACTCCTGGATCTCGGAGCCCGTGATCGTGTAGACCTTGGGGGACTCCTGAAGGTCTTCCTTCTTGATCAGGGAACTGTAGGTATCGTTGATGTTCGGCATCTGGGCCTCCTTCTGAACTGGTTTGTTCGACTATGCGTTTTGCAAAGCCGACGGAACTGTTGATAAGCTGCCAGGCGACAGGCTCTGGTAGATTCCTTAACAGGTAGATCATCATGTTCTGTAACATGAGGACCAGGACGGTTTTGAAACGCTCGGCCTTCTCCGGGCTTATATTCTCGGCGCCGTCCTGCACGCCTTCGACTTCGGCAACGTACTTGACCGCCTCAGCAACCGCCACTGCGGCGAGGGTGTTGAGCTCTGGGAGACAGTCTTTCATCTGTCCCCCAACAACATCGAGGCGATGAATAAAACAGCAATGACTAAGAAAACCTCATCACTCATCATCCTTCACCTCCCGGGCACCGCTTCCAGTACGGGCACCACCGCGGGGAACAGAGCCCGTGGTTTACACTGGCGAGACGGTAAGCTGCCTCGTCGGTCCCCCGAGAGTCCATGGCCGCAAACTGGGCGTCGAGCCACCGCTTCCACCGCTTCAGGTAATAGTCCGGGTAGTGTGTCACGAATGTCCGGATCGGCCACACAGGGTTGTCCGGGATCTCGACGTAAGCAGCACTGTGAGCGCCCGTCTCGATCGCATACAAGGCCAGCTGGATCGACTCGTCGGCTTTCTTCTGGGACCATTTCGGCTTCTTAAACACTATCTTCCAGTCGACAACACACCGCCCAGGACGGTTCGACACGATCTCGTTCAGCTCGTTGGTGACCGGGGTAACCTTGGAAATGAGATCAATCTTGCCGCAATAGTACTTCTTGGCCCATTCCTCAATAGCCTCGGGATCGAGCCACGGGAAGACTTTCTCTTTAAGCCGTTCAATATTTGCTTCGAGGTTGGGTATGGCCTGGAGTGGAGGGCATATTTTCTTACCCAGTACGGTAGCAAGGGCGTCGTGGTAGATGTTGCCTTTCTCGAGGTACTCACTGGACGGCTCGGGGAGCTTGAGCACTCTCTTGTAATAGAACTGTCGCTCGCAGACGTCGAGGAACTGTTGGAGAGCTGTGGGGCTGTGTCTAACGGCGCCCATAGGTCACTTCGAAGTCCTTTTTCGGCGCGGAGACGCTTTGTTTCCAGCGCCCGGAAGTACATCTGAAGCTGGAATTGCTTTTCCATATACCGAATCGGGGCGTCGGACTTGTACTTGATCGCGTTGCTGATCACCACGAACGGGCCGGTCACCAGAATCACCGCCACGGACAGTGCTGCCACGATCACCAAGCAAAGCAAAAAGGTCTCGAAGATCCTTTTGAACATCGAGGAGTACCTCCAGGTTCAGCGCCAGAAGGGTTGCGATCTGCTTCTCGATCGGCGAAGCACCAGGCGCGTTGGTGAGGCCGATCAACTCAGGACTGACGTTCTTCATACTACAGTATACCACCCTTTCTATATAATGTCAAGCGGTTTCCCGTCCAGGTCCGTCGCCTTCCCCCAACAGTCGAGCGGGCCCTCGATCTCGACGCCCGCGTGGGGGCCGAGTTCGGGGCAGACGTCGGAGAATGCGGTAAGCATACACTTGGCCAGAACTTGTTTGGTCCCTTCATAATAGCCTGGATCGTTATAGGTCTCCACTACAATCTCGTCGTGAACGACCAGGACAGTCCGCAGCCCGGCCTTTTGGCACCGCCACAGCGCCTCCTTCAGCACCGCCGCAGCGAGCCCCTGGAAGCCGGTGTTGGCCACCTCAGTGAACCGGGCCTTCGAGCGCCGCAACCCGGTCGGGAGCTCGATCGACGGGAGCCGCTCGGCCGCGATCCCGACCGCCGCCACGTCCGGGTCGGGGTGATTCACCATGGCCCGGAGGACGTTCCAGTCGGTGATCCCGAGCTGCTGGGCCCACTCTCGCTTGCCCTTCCCGGACACCTGCCGAAGCGCGTAGTCCATGCCCTTCCGGAAGAAGTTCAGGTACGCCTGGATGTCCCAAAACTTGTCAAGAAACGCCGCACGCTTCTTTTTAGCTTCCTCCACCGTCCACGAGACACCATAGGTTGTATGAGCGTAATCTGCCAGTTTAGTCGGGCCGAGTCCGCCAGGCACGCCGAAATGTAGGACTTTTTGTCCCTGGCGCTCCTCCCCAGTAACATCTTCTGGTTGCTTGCCAAGCACGAGCGCAGCGCCTTCGCGGTGGATGTCGGCGTCGGTTTTCGTGAGGATGTCGTAGAGCGGGCCTCGGACATCACGATGAGCGAGGACTTCAGCCAGAGTGTACATTTCCATGGCTGAGTAATCTGCCCGAATAAACCGCTTACCAGGCCTCGGTACAAATAACGCACGGATACCAGCTCGTCTTTTAGGGATGTTCTGGAGATTAGGGCGCCCGGCAGCCATTCGTCCACTCCGCGCACCAATAGTAAACCAGCGTGGAAAGACTTCATCACAACGACTGTACAGATCGAGATAGGTGTTGATGACTTTTTGCAACTTTCCATATTTCAACCACTCCTGTAGGCGCTCCTCGGACTTCGGGAGCTTTTCGTGCCAGTAATCGTACTCTAAAGCGAGGGAGCCGTCCTTCCGCGTAGGGGTGTCTGTGTCGGCGAAGGGGGCGAGCAGGGCTTGGATGGCTTTCGTTTTGGTGTGGAAGGACGGCTCCGCTTTTTCCACAAACTTTCCTTTACGGGTCACCTTAAACCGCTGAAGCATATTGTCCTGATAAGTCCACGTTGTAAACTTCCGATCCAGTGACAGGGCAGGGCTTCGCGTTGTAGTATTTGGCTTGGCCTTCCACTGCCCCAGCCCGATCTCCACCATCCTGTGTTGGAGAGGGAGCATCTCCTTTTTGAACTCGTCAAGGAGCTTGCCAGCGAGGGGCCGGTTCACGGCAACCCCCCGCTTGTCCATCTCGTGGATCGCCAGGGCCGCCTTCACCTGGAGGTTCTCAGACAGGAGGTGTTTGGCACCGAGCTCCTCGTAGAGCTCCATGAGCTTGACGAAGATGTCATAGGTGGCCTCCGCGTCCTGCTTGGCGTAGTCAATGAACTCCCGCGGGAGGGCCGCGATCGGTTGGCCCAGGAACTGGCCGTACCCCAACCGGATATGTGGGTTCTTATCCAACTCCCGCCCGAGGTACCGTTGGGCCAGGGCGTCGAGGGAGCTCCCGGGCCGGGACCTGGAGTGCAGGGGGTAGGGCGCCCACTTCTTGGTGGTTGGGTTGTAGTGTGGCTCATCGAACTGGCCGGTGGCGATCCTGTACAGGAGGTCCAAGTACATGGTGTCGTGCAGGCGGCCCTCTTCGACGGCTCGCTCGACCAGGGACCAGTCCAGGCCGGCGGCCCGGAGGACGTCGAGGTCGAAGGCCAGGTTGTGAGCGACCAGGTGCATGTCCGGATTTGATAGGAGATCCTTGATCCAGCGCACGTACTCGTAGGTCGGCGCCACATCGGCACCTTTACCGTCCGCCACTGAACCAAGCACCAACTTCGGCGTCTCGTACGGCGACGTGTTCACCGCCCGCCCGGACTTCGAGGTGATCGAGGTCCGGTCAGGGATCAGGGTTGTCTCGGTGTCGAAGGCGACGACGTTACTAAAGTCCATTGTCTACGACCCTTTCGGTGCGGACGGTGATCTCATACGTCTTGTTAGGATCAGGTTTTTCTCCGCCCATGAGCTTCTGAAGTAGCCAGCCCGGCACCCGGCCCTCACGGCTTCCGTCTACCGTACACAACCAGCGAGAGCCCTTCGTTGCGTACTGCGTCCATGCTGTAATTGTGACTTCCATTACTTCCCCCTATGAATCAACGCATGCCCAACGATCGACCGCCAGGACAGCCGCAACTGGTCCTGCTCACCCTTCCGACGAATCGTCATCCCGTTGATGCTGAACCCCAGCACCCACGTCGCGTCCTCGATCGCCGGGTCGCTCGACTTGATCGTCACCTCCCGGTAGATCGTCTTGTCCTTTGGAAATTCCATCTCCTGCTCCTTTCGGTTTCCATTCGGCCCCGCACCGGCAACACCGCCATACTTTATGATCGGTGGTTCCCCAATAACCACACCCGGCGTGTAGGGTCGGTGGACGCCCTTTGTTAAAAATTCTGTCGTAGTCCTCTTCGGACATTGATACGCCGACACTGAATGATTTGTTAAGGTATTTCATAGTTTAAAGATCGCGGCGCAGGGAATCGAACCCTGATCTCCGGCTCTAACTGCCGGTGCTTTTATAGAGCCGACCAGCGGGCTTCCGTACTGGCCTCCATATTTGACTCCGTTGCCCTTCCATTAAGCTACCACCGCGATAAAGGGGCCGCTCCAAGGTTCCAGCCTGCGCTGTCCCAATTCGCGGCCAACGAGACTCTGCCAGAGGGACTTGAACCCCCATTCCGCCCGTGTACACGCGACGGTCTTGCCTGTTAGATGATGGCAGAGGTTCATTTCACACCTAAAGTATACCCTTTTTCTTCCGACTTGTCAAGCACGAACTCAAACGACCGCCCCTCACTGAACAGCTTCCGGCCGGTGAGCTTCTCGACGAACCGCCGCAACGCCTCGGTCCGGGACCGGTCCGTGGGCGTGGGCCCGATCGAGAGCGCCGCGGCCAACTCCTGAAGCGACTGGTTAAAGAACACCATGTTGGCGACTTTCGAGAGCGCCACTGGCTGGCCCCCGGCGTCCTGCACCATGTCCTCGACCAGGACTCGGAGCTCCTGGACCGTGCTGTCGGTCGAGTCGGCCACGTCCGGGTCGTAGTCCGGCTCGAGCCCGATCGTCTTGGCCGCGGCCCGGGCAATCCACTCGAACTGGCCGAACCTGGACTTGGCATAACTCGTGTCCATCTCGGCAGTTGTGAGTGCGTGGATGATCTCTTGGAGCAGCTCCTCTCGGTGCGCTTTGACGTACTCGAGCGGGTGCGGCTTAAAGTACCGGCCGCTCTCGCCGGCCAGGACCACCCGGACCACGCGATCGTGCAGGTCGTGCTCGACCGCGGCCCCGTTCATGGTGAAGATCAGGATGGGGTAGTCGAGGACTTCGGGTCGCTTTCCGTAGACTGGTCGGACTGACACAGTTGGGGAGGTAGCTGCTTGAGCCAGTAGTTGTGATCGAATTGCGCGGGTCTGGCCGCGAAGCGGTCGCACATTGTCAACATATATAACATTAGGGCCAGCGTTTCCACAACTCCCTGCAATTCTTTTCTCGAGCTCTTGTTCACCTCCGGAGAGTGTGAAAGGTGCTTTAATTTGTCCCGTAAGGAGATAGCAAAGGCTATCAACGAGAGAAGATTTCCCGACCTTTCGGGAGACGCCGTCCACCACGAGGAAAGGGAAGTACGGACAGCTGGCTCTTGCAAAACTTGATAGAATGTAACCATAGAGGTTGTCCCTATAAATTGGCTCCGCGTACTCGAGCGCGGACAGCCACGCCTTCAGGTGCGGCCCCGGCTTCGGGGTGGTCATCTTACCGGTGAAGAGGAGTTCGTGGTGGTACCCGGCGTGGGCCTGCACCAGGCGCCCCTCATCGAGGACCGCCGCCGGGAGGTTGTAGAGCCCCCGGGCGAGCGGGAACAGTGACAGGAGCTCGCCCTCCAATAGGTTCCCGAGCCACTTGATGTACGGACCTTGTTGAAAGTAGGGCAGGGGTGTGACGGTGCCGTGTTGATTGGCCCGCCCGAAACAAATCACTCCCATGTCCCGGACCGCCGGGCCGATGCCCCGACGCGGAGCGATCCGGTGGGCGAAGGGGAGCCCGTCCTTGGTGCCGAGGTGGAGGAAGTTCCCCGCTTCGTCCCGGTAGAACGAACCGTTCTGGTACTCGCGGAGCGCTCGCTCCACCTCGGCCGCCGCGGAGGGGTTCCCGGCGTCAATGAGGGAAGTGTCAAGGAAATGGGTCATCGCCGGTTCCCACACCGGGTACAGAGACGCTCCGTCTTCGGATCCAGGTTGGGTTCCGTGTGCTCCCGGACGTATTCGGGCTTGACCTCGACCTTCTTCTCCACGAGTCGGTACGTGTTGACCCCCGTCGAGAGTGAGCCGATCTCGAAGATCTCGTCCGTGTCCGGCGACCGTCCGAGGGCCAGACCAGCCAGTACCACTTCCGCCGCGGCATTGTTCCAGACCACGTCTTCAGCGATCAGACCTGGGCCATACGTGCGGCGCCTCGGTTCCTGCTCCGAAATCCCAAGTTGGTTGTCCAGCCCGTCTCTGAAAATATACAGCATATTTACCTCCTGTGTGCTGCCCACACCAAGAAGATCGGGTGGGCGACCAGAAAAACCACGATACATAAGATTAACATATTCTGTCCGAAAAGCAAGCGAAAAATTCCTCCAGGGTCAGGTGCGTCCACCACTCCCAGTCCCCCTGGAGGAACATGACGGCCACCGTGAACGGCTTGGGCCGACACACCACCTCGTCCCCCTCGCACCAGGCAATGGCGTGGCGCCGGATCGCGTCCCGCATCGCCAGGACATGGAACGTGTTGTGTTGGACCCCGGGCACGCTCGTCGCTGAGGGTGTAGAAGCCAATGTCTTCGAGCTTCACTCCGGTTCCTCCGACCAGGTCACCTCGAACTTGTCGCCAGGCAGGGCGTACAGGTCCTTAATCTTGAGCCGCCGGCCGCCGATCCTGGCCCGGGCGTAGTACAGCTCCTTGGCGAGCTCTTGTGCGGTGCGGACGTTCATGGCTTTACCTCCCTGTAGGGCATCTCGGGCGCCTTGTCAGGCTCCAGGAAATAGGCGCCTTTTTGTAGTTTGGACTGCCTGGTCAGTCGATAGTGGAAGTCGGCCCCCAGCACCGCACGGAGGCACTGACGGAACGCTTCCGCGTGCGGGACGCCCCAGGCCCGGGCCAAGTAGTCCAGGGCCTGGCGCTCCACGTCGCTGAGCTTCAGGTTCCGGGGGCGCCCGCGCCGGTGCGGTGGCCGGCGCTGGGCCCCGGGGTGTCGGCGGTGCTGGTCGGCGATGAAGTCGGACAGGACGCTCACGGCCGGGCACCCAAAAAATCCTCGGCCAGGTGCTTGGATGCGACCAGCCCGGCGCCGGTCAGGGTCCGGATCAGTTTGATTGCAGAGATTTTCCGGCCCGCCTTGAGCTCGACGGCGATCTCTTCGAGCGCGGCGATCGGGCATTGGGCCCGAGAAAGGAGCATGAGCTCCAAAGCAGTCTCTCGTATTGCGGTCGGGCAATCGTTACAGCCGGTCAGGATGAAACGGCACACCTCGTCCATATTTACCACTCCTCGGCTTCTTGCTTGGTCATGAAAAAGTGGATCCCCGGTGCACACTCGACACGGGGATCGTCGGAAAAATCGTGGGCCTTCACAATTTGGCCCTTTATGTAAGTTAGTTTCCTTGAGTGGGTAGGGGAAATCCCGGCACCCTCCAGGACTTTAACAAAAGAGGCCCGGCACTTACGCCCTACCAACGACGAGCACCTCTTAGCGCGTTTTGGGATCCGGATCTTGATCACGGCCTTCCCACCCCGGTGGTGGACTGCCTTCCAGGCGTCAAAGGCGCCGGTTTCGGGACAGATTTTGTAGTGGGGGAGTTTGGCCCCATACAGGTTGGCCTCGCGCAGGCTGGCCTCGTGCAGGTTGGCTCTGCGCAGGTTGGCGCCGCTCAGGTCGGCCTCGTACAGGATGGCTCCGTACAGGTCGGCCTCGTACAGGTTGGCTCCGCACAGGCTGGCTTCGTACAGGTCGGCTCCGCGCAGGTCGGCTCCGCTCAGGTTGGCTCCGCGCAGGTCGGCTCCGCTCAGGTTGGCTCCGCGCAGGTCGGCTCCGCGCAGGTCGGCTCCGCTCAGGTTGGCCCCCGGTTCGATTTTGTACCCGTTTTTCATAAGTCACCTCCAGTAAGAGTATACAACATTTTAGACTGGTGGTCAATCGAAAAATAACGATTTACAGTGCGGCGGGGATTTTCCTATATTATATATTCCCTGTCTTTAATTAAACGGGGGAAGGGGGGAGAGTATCCTACTCCCCGCCGCACCATAAGTCGTTTGTTTCCGTGGTCAGTCACTCAAAACCTACCAATATGGGTAGTATACCAAATCTTGACACCGTGTAATTTTTACCTGGTTAAGAGACCGTGGGAGGATTCGAACCTCCATAGGTCCATAGCTCCCGGGGCCGGGCCCCCAACCCACGCTCCCCGGGCTTAGTTCAGCTGGTATTCGGGGACAATTCCGGCGGCCAGCTCCTGGTAGTGGTCCGTCACGAGCTCCCCCACGGCCCGCTCGAGCGTGGGCGAGTGGGTGTCGGTGAAGGCCTGTAGCACCGCCCAGGGGCCGGGGATCCACCTGTTCTCGAGGGAGTACCGGGAGAACCGGGGCAGGACCTTACCCAAGAGCTTCGGGTACCCGCCGAGCAGGCAGTGGATCCAGCGGCGGCCCAGGTTGTTACTTATGACGGGCCGGAGGGCCTCGATACGGTTCGCCATTTCCACGGCCGGGGCCAGCAGATCCTCCAGGAACTCCCAGGGCCTCTCATTGAACCGCTTGATGTCCGCCCCGCAGTGGTGGAGCCGGATCTGGTTCGCACTCGTGAACTGGTTGTAGCATGCCATCCTCAAGGCGCCCGGTGCGATCCGGACCGAGCGCTTACCCGCGTGATCAAAGGCAATCTTGGCGGTTGCCCTGTAGTCCCCGAGGTTGCCCCCAGGGAGCCGCGCCTCCAGGAAGGCCTGGCGGCCCCTGATCTGCCGGGAAACCCCATAGCCGCGCCCCTCGAGCTTCTTAGCTATGTCCTCGGGGCAGCAAGCGGTGTAGTTCTTGTGGGCAAGTTTTTCCTCAGCTTCGAGGAGGCCCAGTGAGTTCCGAACGAGACGGTTCTGGTGGGATACGACATAAAGCATGTTTTTGCTCCTTTCACTACCAGTGTAACACATAACCGTAAAATTGTCCAGAAATATCCAAAGCCCCGCCCACGTTCCGGTTACGCCTCCTCGTAGGCTTTCATGTCCGGTCTGACTACGTCGCGGCCCGTGTCCTTCACAAGGTCGCGGATCCGTTCCAGGGCGTCAAGGACTTCCTGGTCCTGGTCGTTAATGACGTCTTGAATCAGGTCGAGTGCAACATGATCGTCCATTGCTATACTCCTTTGCGTATAATGGTTAACGATACGGACTTGCGTATAAATCTGTTACGCCCCCAAGCCCACTACGTGTGCGCTTTCAGGATCTCTAAAACTTCCCAGAGAAGATCGGTACCTTCCTCGTCCGAGTTTTCCCAGTCTCTTGGAGGCACTCTTGGTTTGGACAAATCCTCCTCACGGCGACAAAGTGAACTGCGGTAAGCTGCCCAATCTTTCATGCGGGCAACCAGTTCTTTCCTGATCGGTATCAACATGTGGTCGCTCATAGTTACCTCACAAATTGTACCGAACTCTTGACCGCGGCGCCCTTTGCCTTCAGGCCCACGATCACGCCCTTGGGATCCAGCCAGCGGGCGTCATGGGTGTCTCCGTCGATCACGGGCACATGTCCGTGTTCCATTTCGAGTCCGGGTGGTACGTCGTGGAATACCATGGCGACGGTTCCTCCCCACCGTAGTATAGCGCTCAAATGCCTTGAACTACTTGGACTGGCAGAAAAGGTCAAATGATAGTTCTTTGGGAAAACAGAAGTTCTGCGCCATTCTTGGTATCTCACTAACCCTTTGGTGTAATCGTAAAACTGTACGTCAGGGTGTTCGGTGAACAGATCCGGAGCGATACGTTCCCACCTCAGATCCGACAGGCCGTTCAGGCGTACCGCAACGGGTTTGCCCAGTCGCTTTCCCTTGCGTTCCAGGACCGTGATATCCTTGTGCAGCTGGGCAACGAACCCGGCCCTGTCGTTCTTGAACCATTCCGTACGACGCACCCTTGCGGCCCTGGCACTGTCGAACTTGAGGCGCCCGGACGTATTCAGGCATGTTGCCTCACACCCATCCGCATACGGACAGGTATTCATGCACCCTGACTCCTTGTGCGGCGCCAGGAACAGTACCGCAGTAAGGTAGCCTGTGCCCTTGTTGGTCTTGGCGATCTTCGCGCTGGATTCACTTAGTAGCTTCATAGTACCTCCCATATTGAGTCATAGCCATAGAACACACGCCGCGCAGCCATGATAGCCATGCGGTGCGACAGGCCGTCCTGGCGCAGGGCCCAGTACACGAGACAGGCAGCCATGGTATGCTTCATAGTTTGCTCCTTTCGTTTTTTGTTTTTTCGAGTCAAGCAAATTTACCATGAAAGCAAGGTTTTGTCAAAAAATTTTTTAAGAACAAAAAAGAAAAGGATTTAGGGCGGCGCCCAACAAATTAAAATTTATTTAATAGAATGCAAGAATTAGGCCAAGAATTAAATCTGTTCCGTAACAGGGCCAGATACTGTAGTGTGGTGTGGTAGGTTGGTCCCGGTGTGGTATGGTGCTGGTGCTGGTGCAGGGCTGGTGTAGGGCTGGTGCAGGGCTGGTGCAGGGCTGGTGCAGTGCTTGTACAGATACAGAGCCTGTATGTACCAGAATTTGACAGATTCACCAGTGTATGGAAATCATACAGGCCTCCGGCCCAGCGCCCTGTTCCTACTGCCTAAGTCCTGTCCTGGCCTGCACCTGGCGCTGTGCACACAGCAGTGCCGGGGTGGGGGTGGGGCCCGGGGGGTTTCCGCGCATATATGTACTTAGTATGTGGTTATGTAAATAAGTCACTACTGGGTCCTTTGTGGGCCCCAATCACTTTCCTCGGACCGCAAGGAGTTTCAGGAGCTGGTCCTGTTGGTTGACCATCCTTTCAACGATTGTCAGCATTCGGCTCAGCTGGTCATTGTACGTATTGAGCCGATCCATACCGACATTGATCTGTGCCAGAATCTGCTCTAAGGCATATTTCTTCTCTTGCTCTGTCCTGGTCTTTTCCTTTCCGAGTCATGTAACTCTCTATGACAGTTCGCGCAAACGACCAGGCACTTACTCACCTCGTCCCTGAGCCGGTCCATGCCCATGTTACTAAACTGCTCTGACCTGTCTCTGCCCTGTACATGGTGGAACTCGAGGGCCGCGGCGCAGCACCGGTACCGACAGAAGCAGCAGCCGCAGCTTAGTTTCAGTTCCGCGATGAACCGGCGGTGGGCCGCCATCCATCGGCGCTTGTACTGGCGGCGGTTCAGCTGATCTATTCGTTGATACACTTCATCGACCCAGGCGCCAATACTCATACGGGCCACCGCGCTTCGTCCTCCTTGATCAGGCGGCGCACCAGGTCCTGCTGGTGCCCCATGTCACGCAGCGACCGACACGCGAGCCGGTACTCGCCGGCCAGGGCCCGCAACTTCTCGTCGTCTGAAAAGAGCAGGACCGCCTTCTCGACGTTGATCGGGCCCTTGATCCGGAGTGAGCTCAGGCTGTGCTGGATCACGCCCCGCAGCCCGTACGTGTCGATCAGGAGTTTTTTCAGTCGCGGGGCCCACCCCGGGACCGTGTAGATCTCCACTCGGGCCCCGGGGTAGTCCTTCCGGAGGCGCCAGCACCAGTTGGTGAAGTCATGGGGTTCGTAGGTGGTAGCCATCGTGGGGGTCCTTTTTGAACTTGGCGCCGCAGGCCAGGCACACAAACGGGTGCGACTGGCCCGCGGTCACGGCCATGGTGGTGTGGTGGCATACGACACCGTCTTCGGTGATTTTGGTGCTTTGCCGGATCTGTTCCTGCCACCACCGAGCGGCGCGGCCAGTGTCGTCGTTCTGGGCCGCGGCCTGTTTCAGGATCTCGTTCATATCTTCAGACATCTCACTTCCTCCACAGGCGTGTCCCAGCCTTTCGAGCACTGAGAAAACCAACGCCTGAATTCTTTCATAGTGTGGGGTTTGTCATGGACCGCTAGGATCCTGTTACTTAACGGGACGCCCCGTTCAATGTGGACCCAAGACTTTCGGAACCGCATAAAGGCGTACTCCCACAAATCTTTCCAGGTGGTTCGTAAGGTCTCGTCTTCCAGGACCTTGGGTTTGTACTGGTGCCAACCGGCCGCGTACAGGCGCCCGTTGTCGATCGTGTTGGTCATTTCGTGGATCATGAAGCCCGGGGCCCGGTCCTCTAGCCAACAGAAGAAGTTCGGGAAGACGCCCCGGTTCTGGGGGTTCCCGAGGTGGATGTTGATCGGGGGGCGCCGGACCGCCCCGAGCATGTCGGGGGGTATGATCCACCGGTACCCGTCGCTAATTATCAGATCCCACTGAGGAGCCTCAGGAGCCCACAGGCGGGGTTTGCGGGTTTCGACCTTCAACGAGCCCTGGACGGCCAAAAAGTCGCACAGCGGCGAAGTACGGGGCCGTGAGGGGGATGTGAGCAGGAGTATGTTCACCATTTCCTCCGGATCTTGTCTGGGCTGAAGTCGGCCAGGCCCGCGGTCCGCTCCTGGGGCGGCCGGTCCTTCCGGTGCATCCGGGCCTGGATTGTCCTAAGTACAGACCGGAGCCGTCGTTCCCGGCACGGTGGCGGGACCCGGTTCACCTTTTTCAGGATCATTTCCCGCTCCAGCCATATCTGACCTAACTCCTCGTCATACCCCCACTTACCTGCAAGCTCTATAACACGTTCCAGTTTCATTACTTCCGTCAAAACTCCATAAGGGTGAGATGACTGTTACAGACATGGTCAATGCCACCCTCGGCCAGACGGCACGGTCAGAGTACCAGAGGGGCGCTGTGGTTGACAACATCGCCGGCGTTTACCTGCTGTATCAGAAGGACAAGTTGCTTTACGTCGGACAAACGTACAATGTGAATCAGCGACTGATCCAGCACCAGGAGAAACCATTTACTCATGCTATAGTATACCACATCAACGAGCTGGTGTCAAGGCTTCGAGTAGAGGGGATCCTGATTTTATGGCTCCTACCTGAGCTCAACCGCGGAATGAACCTCGGTCTCTGTAAAGGCAAGGTCTGGGAAGTTAAATGGCGAAGAAGCGGGTCGGGACCCGCCAAAAGAAAAAGAACGAGCCCCAGCGTCGCACGGCGCTCTCGCCCGCAGTAGCGAAGGCCTGGGAAGCCGCCCTCAATGTGGACGATCAGGAGCTCGCCCGGTTCGTACCTACGGAACCGGTGCTCCGGATGGGGGAGGCCCTCCTTGCCGGGAGTACGACGCTCGTAGCGATCGCCGATTACTCCGGGATGACAGAGCCGGAGGTCCGGGACACGATAGCTGATCCACTGGCCATGGCCTGGGTCAGTCGCCAGATTCATCAAATTTTCCGGCACCGGGCCGGGCTGGTCGATGCCGCCCTGTTCCAGGCCGCCATGCGCGGTGACGTGCCGGCGATCAAACTGTTCTACGAACGCATGGGCCAGCTCAGTCGCGTCGTTGAACACAAGCACTCATACTCCGGAGGGGTGAAGCTGGACACCTGCTCTGACGAGGACCTACGCCGGATTATTCGTGAAAACGCAGCCCGACTCCCCGCCGAGTTTAGAATTATCGACCAGACAGAGGCTGGAACAGACGTACAAGGCGCAGATGATCCTGGACCGGAGGATCAAAGCGGCGCCCCTACTGTACTACCGGAACCTGATCAAGAACCACAGGAAACAGACACAGTTTCATGAAGCTGGTAAAACGTATCGTCGCCGGTTTTTCTTCGGTGCTAACCAGAGTGGCAAGACTACTGCCGGGGGTCACGAAGCGCTCGGACATAGTTACGGGTACCGTTTCTGGGAAATTCCAGATCTCCGACTCACCCCGGATGGTGACCTTCCTCCTCGAGATCACATCGATCCAGCCTTCTGGATCCGACGTCCGGACGGGATCCCCATCAAAGTCCCGAATCTTGGAGTCATTACCACCGGACTTTCTCGTGGAAGGGGAATTGGTGAGAACCTGTGGCCGTTCCTTGAAGGGATTCTACCTCAGGCTTTGCGACGCCGAAAGTCCGGACTCCACGTAGTCCGGGGCCAGGGTGGGATCCCGGAGAAGTTCACGCTCCCGAACGGGAGCCGGGTAATTTTCAGTTCCGAGGAGCAGGACGATTTCCAGTTTGAGGGGTTTGTGGCGGACTGGTGGTGGTGCGACGAACCAGTCCGGCAAAAGATCTACAACGCCATGCAGGCCCGGCTCGCAGCGAACCTGGGGCCGATGTGGTTCACCCTAACGCCGCTCGGGGCCCGGTCCGCCTGGATGATGCCATTCTACCGGGAGCCGCCCGACGACGTGTACATCGTCCAGGTGGTGCAGCGGGACAACCCGGCCATGACCGCCGACAAGCGGAAGGCGTTCGAGGAGGCCGGCGAGTGGCCGGAACGGGAGAAGGCCGCCCGGCTCCGGGGCGAGTTCGAGGTAATGGGCGACCGGGTCTATGAAGAGTACGATCCCGATGTGCACCTGGTCGACGACTTTGCCATCCCCAGGGACTGGGTCCGTGGCTTGACGGTTGACCCGCACCACAAGCGGCCGGCGTTCATGCTCTGGTGGGCATATGATCCCAACACACAATCTTACTATTTTTACCGAGAGTGGCCCAATTACGATTTCTTCAAAGCGCGGTCGGGTGGTCTTACACCTGTCGAGTACGCAACAATCATTAGAAATGCCGAGGGCCGTTTTCCAGCAAGCCGTCGCATCTGCGATCCACGATTTGGTAAAGCAGAGCATCAACGGCACGGGTACAAAGAAACGTGCTGGGTCGACCAAATGGCCGACGTCGGGCTCGACTTCGACGCACACGTCCCGAACACCGGGAACCTCGAGTACCGACACCAAGTAATTTCCAAGATGCTCCGGTGGGACAAACGGTTCGAGATCGGGCCGTCGAACCAGCCCCAGATCATGGTGTTCCGGAGCCTGACGAACTTAGACAAGGCCTTTCGCCACTACGGGTACCTCGACGTGGACAACCCCGTCAAGGGCCTGTTCAAGAAGGTCAGTGAAGAATTCAAGGACCCCATGGACACTGTCGCGTACACTGTCCTGTGTCCACCGCCGCTAACCGCCGCCGAGGTAAAGGCGCTCCAACGCTGGACGCCCGAAGATTTGGAAAAGGAAAACACAGCTGACGATCTATGGAGTGATTATGGGTAAGAAACGCAGACCACAAGGATTTGGGCGTGACAACAAGTACACCGTAGAGGGAATTAAAAAACAGCTCGGTTCAGAGTACAAAGACAGTGCCCTTCAAAGGGCCCTTGATAAAGAGATGCGCCGCCGGCACGGTGACGTAACAGGTGCCGCAAACCGGGCGGCAACAAAGGCCCGACGGAGAAAAGGAAAATGAAGAAGCTCTACGCAGCGATTTTTGTGTTTATGGTTACGTTCCTGTACGGGTGCGGGACCATTGACGGGGTGGTTGGGTACGATCCCACAACTGGCGTGGTGGCCCCGGACGCGCCTATCAATACTGTGATCGATACCGCTGAGGGTTTCGGTCCCTGGGGCGCCATTGTGGCCGGGGCGCTCGGTCTGTTGGCGGGCGGGTACGTTCTGGTGCGTAAGATCCAGAAAAAGTTGAAGTAATGTTGATTCTGGATCCATTATTTGGAGGCGACGACGATGCCTAAGAAATTGGAACGCGAACTGAAACAAAAAGCAAAAAAGAAGTTCGGTTCCACTACTTCGGAGAGGGCGCGTCGGTACATTTATGGCACGTTGCGGGAGACCGGGTGGAAGCCGAAACGGGGGCGATGAGCTCGCCGCGCAAAGTTGCACTCCTTGATCTGGATGGGGTCGTGTTCCCAAACGGCTCCGATGAGATGCTGCCCAATGCCAAGGAAGGCATTCTCAAGCTCGCGGAGGACGGTTACGATATCTATCTGTTCTCGTGCGGGGCTAACAAGTGCCGGGTCGCCCAGCTCACGTCATTTGTCCGGATCCACGGAGCAATCGCCAAACCCTTGGCGGACGAGTATCTGATCGTAGACGACAAGATCAATCTCCTGGACAGTACCACAGGGTTCCCGGAATGATCACGTTCCATCTAATCAAGTGCTTTGAGGGCCCGCGTCACGATAGGCTCAGGGCCATCTGGAACAAGCTCGCGTACCAACACCGGGACCGCATGGGGCTGGTCTGGTGGGAAAATCCTGGCGCCCAGTTACAACATCAACACTGCCTGGCTCTGATCTGGGAAGGGATCCAAGAACTCCCGGGCCGGTACCACGTTATCACGGAACACGACTTTCTACCCGGCCCCGGCGGGCTCGACCCGCCGCGGGCCCCGATCGAGGCCGCAGAGTATGTCACAAGAACCCCAGACGGAAAACAAACCGCCCACGGCTACCCCGGCGCCTGGTGGCTCGGGTTCGACCTCGAAGCGATACATCGTGATCGCCTCCCAGTCAATCTCGCTGCCGGTGGCCCGTGCAATGACCCAGCAAATCTCCTCGAAGGGGCGACGCTCTTGGCTAATCGGGACCCTTGGCCTGATAGCTACGGTACGGTGGTCGGTGACAAAGGGGAGCACCTCTTCTGGTCACGACACTATAACGATCCGGTATGGGCTCGTCCAGCCGGTTTTAACCTCGGGGATATCCTTGAAAAGGTAGACAGTAGGATCGCCGCGTATGAAGCTACTTTCTAAATTGTGGCGGAGGCTCTACGGCCCACCGCCGGAACCTGGCCAATTCAAACCGTCGGCTTGGGCTCGTGGGGACGGTGCTTGTCTTGGCTGGACCAATGTAACGGTTTGCCAAGACTGCGGCGCTACTGGTTATTATTGGTCCTACCATCCGGCCAGCCCCTGTCACCTGTGCGGAGGAATCCGTCGGGAAGGCACCGGCATTTGGCGGGGTACCCGCTGGGAACGGAAGCCGTGAGGAAGGTTTCAGTTGACGAGTTCATAAAATCTTTTGGGTGCTCGTTCGAGCCACAGGACCATCACTTTACGGGACCCCCTCAGTTCCACCAGCCTGAAGGGCACGGTTCGGTGTTTCACGACGAGGGCAAGGTCCTGGCCAATCTGGCTTTCATGCAGGGCTCGGCTGTAGAGATCGGCACTGATCAGGCCGTCTCCACACGGTATATTGCCGAAGGGCTCCGGCGCGGAAACGACATCGACGGCGCCACCTTGGCCAGCACGGTCTACACAATTGACTGTCTCCAGCGTTGGAAAGACCACCCGGAATGGCCTGAGATCTGGGCCCTTTCGGCCAAGGCCGAGGACATGCCGATCGGGCACTGGAAGTGCAACTGGGCCTTCATTGACGGTGACCATAGCTACGAGGGGGCCGCGAAGGACATCAAACAGATCCGGGACGAGACCCGGATCGATATCATGTTGTTCCACGACTGCGGCAAGGCCGTCCAAGGCCAGGAGTTCGACCCGGGTCAGTTCATAGACGTGCGCCGGGCAGTACTAAACCACTTGGGAGACTGGAAGCTGACCGAGATCGACACGAAGCTGGGGATGATTTATGCAGAACGTTGACCTCGGCGTGATGATCCTGGTCCACAAGCGCCCGTGGCCGCTCCGGCTGATCGTGGAACAGATCAGTGAGGCCTGGCCCAATAGCATTATTCAGCTGACAGAGGACCGGTGCGAGTTGGACATCGCCTCGATCTTGGATGGTACTGAGGGCGCTGTTAGTCAAAGGGCTCCGTTTCCCGTCGTCGACGAGAACGGCGAGCACTTTATGGTCATGCGCCAGTGGCAGCTCGAACAGATCCGTAAGTACAATCCCAAGTACATTGGCTTCTGGGACGACGACCACCTCCTGGAGGACCCGGACGAAGTGAAGCAGTACATGACCATGGGCGCCGACATCATCGACATGAAGAAGGCGTTCTTTTGGGACGACTTGGAACACACAAACGAAAGGATCCCACCGCATGTCTCGCCTGTCTTTTTTAAGGACCGCCCTGGTACGTCCTTCCCGGACACCGAAAGTCGGATCATACACTGCCCAGTGGGAATCCATGACGACCCTGCCTCCGTGCGCGTGGTCACAAATAGCCGGCTCCTCGACGTCGGATACCTCGACGCCGCCGAGCGGGCCCGAGTCTGGGCAGCCTACAAAGAAGCAGGAAAAATAGACGCCGCGACCATGGCGCTGGTGGAGGACCCCCAGCTGGTGAAATTTGAGTCGGAGATGCCGGCCTACAAGCAGTTACTGAACGGTAAAAAATGAGTCTTTCAAGACAGAATCCGCTCGATTTGAGCACGCTCGGGAACATGGGCGGTGAGTCCATTTTGATCCAGGTCAAGGACCTGGACCGGCGCATCAAGCAGGCCGCCTCGGCCCGACACACCTGGATGCATAAGCAGGAGAAGCTGTTCCGTCAAAGACTCGGGATCCGGCGCAAGAAAGTGTTCCCCTGGCCAGGGGCCAACAACCACAACTGGCCCCTGGTCGATAAAGTGATCCGCCGGTGGAAACCGTCCATGGCCGCGCTCATTACCCAGTCCGATCCGGTGGCCCACTTTTTCCCACTCAACACCGCGGGGGTCCGGGCCAAGGACGACGTCGAGGCGTACTATCACTACAAGTTCAATTCGATCGAGAACGTCGAGGACACCGTTATGGAGCTCCTCGAGTACGTGGCCCAGCACGGCAAGGGCTATACGATCCAGGGCTGGAACTATCAGACCGAGCGCCAATGCCGGATCATTTTCGCTCGGTCCCTGTTCCCGCAAGGTGTCGAGGCCGCGGTGGAGCAGTTTAACGCCCGGGTTGAGCAGGCCCGCACTGAAGCCCAGCAGGCCATTGACGCGGGACAGGCGCCCGCGAACGCGTTGGACCAGATCCCGGCACCGACAACCCCCGAACAATTCGTCATGGACACGCTCCAGGACGAATATAACCTTCGACAAGACAACCCTTTAGAGTACGACCAGATCGTCCAAGTCACCGAGAAGATCCTGGCCGGGGCCGAGAAAGTCAAGATCTACTACCGGATCGTGCGGCACGACAAGCTGTCCTGGGTTGCTGTCAGCCCCCTGGACGCGATCGAGCCGCCCCGGAATCAGAAAGTGGACGACGCCGAGTACATTGCCTTCCGTCACCGGTTCAGCGCCGATGACCTGATGAAAATGGCCGTCGACGGGCACTTCATCCCACAAGCGGTCGCCGGCGTGGTAGAGAAGATGAAGTCCCGGGCCATGAGCGACCCGGAACGGAACAACAACTTCGAGGGCCTGAGCGTTGGGAATCGGCTCAATATCACCACGGTCCTGGACCGATCGGACGGAATCGATAACGGTCGGGTCGAGGAGCCGAACCAGGACGACTTTCTCGAAGTGTACTGTAAGATCGATATCAACGGGGACGGTATCAAGGAACGGTGCCGGCTCTGGTACCATCCCGATCTCCGCACCGAGCCGAGAGAGGGCTCCGATACAGGACCGTTCGGGGGGACTATTCTGGCTCTGTATGCGTTGCCGTTCTCGTTTTCCGAGTGGCCGGTGGTACGCCACGAGTTCGAGCACCGATCGAACCGCCCCTATGGTTCCCGCGGAATTGCAGAGCACCTTTCGGTCCACCAGGCGACAAAGAACAAGCTCCATAATGCTCGGCTCGACGCCGGTCAGATCATGCTCTCACCGATGATGGCGATGCGCGTGACGGGCAACGAGATGAAGCGGAACATCAAGTACATGCCGGGCTCGATCATCCCAGTTTCACAACCCGGCGATATCGCCCCGCTCACATTCGACACGTCCAATCTCTTGGCCTCGATCAACGAAGAAAACATCACGTCCCGAGACGCGGAGGAGTACATCGGGGTCTTCGACCCGGGTGTCCTGGCGGAAGGCACGGCCGAGCGCCGGACCGCCACCGAGGTCGACGCGATCATGCAGCAGACCCAGTCCATATTCGGCCAGGACGCGAGGCTGCTCCAGGCCAACATGAAAAAGGTCCACAAACAGCTGTGGCACCTCCTGCTTGATTTCGGCCCGGACGAGGAGTACTTCCGAGTGATCGGCGAAGACATGCCCCGGCTCATGAAGAAGCACGAGATTGCCCACGACTATGACATCGTCCCGGCGGGCACCCCGGCGAATACGTCCCGACAGCTGGCCATGGCCCGCGCCCGAGAGGCTCTGGGGGCGTTCCTGAACGACACATCGGGGCTGGTGAACAAACACGAACTCATCAAGTGGTACTTCAATACCCTTGACCGCAACATGGCCAAGCTCGTGGTGCGTACGCCGGAACAGGCCGCACTGATTCAACAAATGTTCCAGACTGTTGCCCAGTCCGGGCAGCAGCCTGCAAACCCTCCGTAGGAGAAGAAATGGCAAACATCAACAGTGTTGTTACCTGGGATGCCGTGGGCGGCGCCATCAACTATGAAGTCGAGCTCTCGGACACCAGCGGGAATGTTCTGGCTGTGAAAACAGTGGCCGGGACCTCGATCCCAATCGGCAGTGTGATCGACGGCGCGGCTGTGGTGGTCGGGTCGGTCTATAAGGTCCGGGTCCGGGCCATCGGCCCCCTCGGCCCCGGCGTCTGGTCCATCAAGGTTCAGTTCACACTCGAGGGCCTGTCGGCCCCGATCAACGTGGAGATCGTGTAACCAATGATGCGCTACCGCCGCCTGCCCCTCGAGGATGAGCTCGAACGGGTAGAACAAGAAGACAAAGAAGCGTTCTTTAAAGCTCGATCCGCCTACTTGGTAGAAACGCTCAAAACTCGCGGATTCCAGCTCATTACTGGTCTCCTGCGGAATCAAGAGAAGTTCGCCCTGGACATGCTTCGTGTCCGTCGAGATGACCCGCAGTACTTCCTCGGCTGGCTTCACTGTATTAGCGAAATCCGTCGTCTGATTACTTCGCAACTACCCGAGAGTGCTCAGACGACTCTCGATTGGTCCAATGAAGAAGAGGAAGCGTTCCTCATTATGGACGAGTCGCAACCATCGGGTGAAGGGGAAGAAGAATAATGCCGGACGACGTACTTCCAGACGCATTGCCCATACCGGAAGAGACCGTTCTTGAAAAGGGAGCGGACATTACAGGAGTGAAATTACCCAGCCTATCGGACCCGGAAGAGGTCCCGGCGTCGCCTGTGAAGGAAGGCGCTGTGGCCCCGGAAGTGGACGCCGATGCTGGTGTCATCCAACCGAAACCAAAACGGGATTTTCAGTCCCGGATCAACAGCCTGACTCGCAAGCGTAGGGAGGCAGAGGAACAGAACTCGGTTCTGTCCCAGCAGCTCAACTTTGTGACTCAGCAGCTGGAAGACCTGCGCCGGCAGGCACGTCAGCCAGTGGTTCAGCAGCCGCCTCTTGCGCCTGCTGGTACGCCTATAGACGCTTTCGGCGGTGGCGAGGGTCAGCCCCCCGCGCCCCCGGCCGCGCCATCGGCTGAGGAAATTGCGGCTATTGTGTTACAACAGCTCAACGGCTATGCACAGCAGCAGCAGCAGGCGCAGCAAAAGGCCGACACGCTCCGACTCCAGCAGGAAGAGTCTTTCGGGGAAGCCCTGGAAGATATTCCGGACCTGGCAGACGGACGCACCCAGGCCGGAAAGCTGTTCAACCAGCTGTGGGCCCAATCGCCCCTGCGGAATGACCCGAACGGGCCGTTCCACGTTGCCATGACTGTCAGAGGCCTGTTGGCTGACGGCGCTGGAAATGGCCAACCGTCTCGAGCAACGGAAACGCAGAAACTCCAGGCCGCGACCTTTGCTCCAAAACCTTCAACAACGGATGTCCCGGAGATCGGACGCCAGCAGCTTGAGCAGGCTTATGCCAAGGCTATGCAGGCCTACAGCCAGGGCGACAAGGCTGCTTATGCAGCTGCGCGGAAGATCAGAGGGGAGATCAACAAACTCAACAGGTAACCTATGGCTCTTTTGACTTGGCAGGAGTTTACTGCCGCGGCCCGCCCGCAGGGTGGGTCGATCCCTGAGGACCTGCGTGACTTCGTGGAGAATGTCAGCCCGGTCGACCGGCCGGCGCTTGGCCTTTTCCGGAAGTCCCGGGTCAACACAACCTTCATCGAGTGGATGGAGGATTCCCTTCCTTCCAGGGCGCACAACGCCTACATCGAAGGTGTCCAGGCGACCGACCAGGCGCAAACGACTCCTTCCCGTACGTTCACGCACGTCCAGCAGTTCGCTCGCTGGGGGTACGTGTCCGACACCCAGAGGTCGGTGGAGCACAAGGGCTTCAACGATATGTACCTCTACCAGGAGCAGAAGGCTGTCGAATCGACACTGAATGACATCGAGCACGCCCTCCACCGCGGATCGGCGGCCACCGGTGCCACCAGTGCAGCCCGGCAGTTCGGCGGGCTCCTGAACGTCCTCTCCACGAACTTCACGGACAGTTCCGGAACGACCCTCACCGAGGAAGTCTTCGGCGATCTGATCCAGCTGTACGTGGACAACAACGTTGACATCCGGCCCAACACGGCGTTTGTCAACGCTCTCATCAAGCGGACGATTTCGCTCTACTCCACGAAGCTGCGCTACAACATCCCCGCGATGGCGAAGACGCAGATGCTTGTGGTCGACAAGTACGAGAGCGACTTCGGCAACGTCGACATCTACTTCAGCCGCGACCAGCTGAAAAGTGCCTCGAAGACGACCTACGGAAACTCCGTGGTCCTGCTCGACCCGAGCTACTTCGAGGTTGGGTTCCTCACCCCGCTGAGAACCGAGACGCTCGCCAGGGACGGTCTCCGGACCAGGTTCCAGGTCAGCGCCGAGGCGACCATGATCTACCGGACCGAGAAGGCCGGTGGAGGCGGGACGGGGTTCGTGCCCTACATCGCTTAACCCTTTGCTTGGGCCGGCCGTATGCTGACGGGCCTTCAGGCCGGTCCAGGCCTTTTTTGTAAAGAAAATGTCAAGCCGCAAGAAAGATTATCGTCAAGAGCTCGGCCGGTTCGACATCCACATGAAGACCGGCAAGGAACAGTTCCTCCAGGAGTTAGGAACTTGGTGGCACAAAATGTACCCCGCCAAGGCCGACTTCTTTCGGACCTGGCTGAAACGTATGAAAGAGGTCACGGTCGAACACGGCCGGGTGGACCTCGGCAAGGGCCGGGAAATGTATCTCCGGTACCGGGTACCGACAGAGCTCATGATGTTCATCCAACGTTGGATCCCAGACTTCGGCCGTGACGACAAGGATCTGGATCTGTTGGCTCGGGTTTGGTGCGACCTGATCCATCCAACCAAGGACTACCGCCGCCGCACCAGGCTGTACGTTACAGGAGACATTCGCCGTGTCGCGCAAAACAAAGGCAAAAAGAAAGGCTCGAAGAAAAGCCAATCGCGGACCGACTCAGAAGAAGGAGCGGACCACCGCACCCGTCAGGACAATTCGGATCGGCCCTTCAACTCAGATCGGGCAGTCTTCAATCCCGGTCTCAGTAACGATCATCGCCAAGAATGCCGAGACGACGCTTCCGGAGACGATCAAGAGCCTGAAAGCGAACTTTTTGCACGCCTGCGACGAGCTTTTAGTTCTCGACACAGGAAGCACGGACAAGACAGCTAAAGTTGCCAGGAAGCTCGGGGCCACGGTCCTGGAGCGTCCGGATCTGTCCCACGATTTCAAACCCTACGTCGAGAAGTGGCTCCCCGATTGGGTTGAGCACTACGGGAAAACGAAGCTGACCGAAGGCTGTGTCCTGGACTTTGCGGAAGCGCGGCAGATCCTAATGGACGCCGCCAAACACGACATCCAGTTCTGGATCGATGCCGATGACATTTTCATCGAGGAACATCCTGGCACTTTCCGGGCCATGATCAACCGTGACGTGGGCCGGTATGATGCCATTTTCCTCCCGTACCAATACAGCTTTGACAAGCATGATGGGTCGCTTTCCTCGATCCTGAAGCGGGAACGGGTCATCGACCGGCGCGTGTACCGCTGGGTGGGCCGGTGTCATGAAACGGCCATCCCCCGGGAGGGCGCCCAAATGAAAGGCGCCGCCTTCTACCAGGACCTGAAGGCCGGGATCAAGCACCTCAGGGACCATTCCGAGGACCGGGCGTCCGACATCCGGAACTATGTCATCATCCGCCGAGAGCTCGAGGAGGCCGGAAACAACCCAGATCCGCGCTCGATCTTCTACCTCGGCAATGCGTGCCGGGGCCTGGACCTGGATGGCGACGCGATCAACTACTACAAGGAGCTGATCAAACTGTCCGGGAGCCGGGACGACCGGTTCGCGGCGGCCCTGTACATTGCCATCATCTACCAGACCGAGAAGACGAAGCGACACCTGGACGCGATCGATTGGCTTCAGAAATGTCAGGTCATCAAACCGGAAGATCCCCGTGCCTACTTCGAGATGGCACGGGCGTACTACCACTTAGGCCGGTTTCAGGAGGCGATCCACTGGTTCAATGTTGGGAAAATGCTACCGGAGCCGTCCGGTAGCCTGCACAACTACAACCCGCTCCAGATCCATTTCTTACCGTACCAGATCGCTGCGCTGGCATACAAGGAACTGAACCAGCCCGAACTCGCCCTCCAGATGATCAATTACCTGAAGGAACGGTATCCGAACCATCCCGACACCGCCAACATCGAACAGGTGATCAATTCCTGGGTGGCCGAGACGGATCTCATCAAGTCCGTTCAGCGTGTTGTCGTGAACGCCCGGCCCAAGGGCGGGGAGGAGGCGCAGCGGATCGGGCGAGCGATCGTGTCTCACTTGGACGCGGTCCCAGACACGCTCGAGAAGCTGCACCTGGCCAAGACCGAGCCGACTGATGGCCGCGATGGTCCGAAGGTGACCATTTACTGCGGCGACACCCCTACTGCCTGGGGTCCGAGGTCAGGCGAGATCGGGATCGGGGGCTCGGAAAAAATGGTTATCGAGATCGCAAAACGCTTACAGGCGCGAGACCTCTGCATTACCGTTTACGCCAACGTTCCCCGGAACCAGCGTGGAATTGATAGCAAGACCGGGGCTAACTGGCAGCACTTCGGCGCATTTGACAAGGCCGTGCCCCGGGATACGATCGTGTACTGGCGGGCCCCGGAAATGCTCGAGATGCCGTACAAGACCAAGAAACGGATCCTGTGGTGTCACGACGTCCAGTCGCCCCAGCGATGGACCAAGGCCCGGGTAGCCCTGGCCGACCAGGTATGGGTCCAGTCCGAGTACCATAAATCGACGCTCGGGCCGGTCCTGAATATGTTGGGCGACAAAGTGAAGGTGACCCGGAACGGGATCGACGCAGATCTGTTCAAGCGCTACTTCGGGATCCCCCGGAACCCCCGCAAGGTGGTATACGCCTCCTCACCGGACCGTGGTATCCTCTCCGCGATCCAGATCTTTCAGGCCGCCAACGTACCGGATAGTGAACTTCATCTGTTCTATGGCTTCAACAAGCTGTACCTCACGAATGCCCAAAAGTACGAGTATTGTCACATACCGGATATAGCCCGGGAGGCAAACATGTACGAGTACATGCAGGCCGTCGCGGCGGCGTGCGACGCCGACGACCGGATCGTGTGGCACGGGAACGTCGGCTGGGAGGAGCTCGCCAAGGAGTTCTGCTCGGCTGGTGTGTGGCTGTATCCGACACGGTTCCCGGAGATCAGCTGCATGGCAGCCATGGAGGCACAGGCCGCGGGGCTGGTTGTACTCTGCTCCGATAAGGCCGCCCTTAAAGAGACATGCCGAGGTGCGATGGTTATCGACCCTAATAACCCGTCGGACGCCGCGAATGTTCTGGCGAATGCCCTGGAAGGCACGCACACCCGAACTCCTATACACCTGGATGCGTGTGCACGATTCAATTTTGAAGACCTCGCCGATCAGATGAAAACATTGATCACAACTTAGACCCTATGACGGACGAGGGCAGTGGGTAGCGGCGGCCCCTGCCCCGCCCGTCTTTTTGGATAAACTAATGGAAAACAGAGACATTCACGCACACATCTGGGACGCCACGGCACAGAAGTGGATCCCGGATACGGGAAGCGGCGGTGGCGGTGGCGGTACGGCGAGTCTGACCAAGGCCGTGCTTTCAGATGTGCAGGAAGTCACGACGGTTTCAGGTGGATTGGTACTTGCCAGCGATGAACTGGACGTGACCAATTACTAAGATGTCCTGCTTTCGATCCTACACGCACCATTGAATACCGCTACCCCGACATTCGGAACTGAGTACCGAATTGAGGTAAACAGCACGGAGTCAGCTAACGCTTGGCGTACCCTCCATTCTTTCCGCACCTTTGTTGCCGCGGCTGCCACGGCTATCACACAGGCCGAGAATCCGGCGCAGACCCTGATCGAGTTTAATCCGACGCCGTCTTACACCACAACCGATATTGTGGCCTTTCAGAACATTATTGACATTACCAAAAGTGAGTGGCATCGGCTCGCAGACATTGACGCCAATGTGCATCTCGAGTTGGTGGACGGGCTCCAAAACACCCAGGAGAGCTCGTCGGTGTACAACAAATGTGAGGAGTTCGTATCGCACATCGACTGCTCCGCTATTAAACGACTCCGTGCGGTGTGTCATAATAATATTGGATCCAGTGGCCTGGTCATGTGGAAAGCCGAGGCATTAGCGAGCTATGAGGGTTGATAGGCCTCCGGAAGGGCGCCGCGTTGATTTCACACACCCACTAGCGCGGGGACTCCAAGAGTGTACGATCTGTAGGAGTGATAATTATGCGTACGACATTACCGGGGGCGGGCTCCAGATGGCAAAGATGGACGCCGGGGGTGTAAAGCTGAAAGAAACAATCCGTGAAGGCCCGGCCATGAGTGGGTACAATACGATCTGGCGGAATGAGTCGAGCTTTAAGGAATCGGGGCCGGCCTACAAAGACGCAACCGTTTTGATGTTGTTCAAGCCGACCTTAGATGGATCCACACGCTATTACTTGCAAGCCTACAGTCAGGATTATCAGGGGAGCACCCGTGCGAGCCTGCAAATTCTGTCAGCCGCTACGCCGGATGTTCGCGTACGTATGTGGCCCGGTTACGGGAGCTGCCCCACATTTACGAAAGTCGCCAATGGTGATACCATTTTAGTCGTCGGGGCCTTCCGCTATAAGGACCAGCAAATTGGGATGATGAAAAATCTCACAACCGGTGCCGTGGAAGAAAGTGTGGTGCGAAACACAGCCACGCCATTATCCGCCACGTACTCCTCACTCAAATTTACTGCTCCGGGCATAGAAATGGCGACCCGCTCACATATTTTGTACTTCTGTTTATGGGATCATTTTCTTGCGCCGAACCATTTACGAAAACTTTTGGAGGAGCCTTACTGCTTTATTCAATAATGTTAGACAAAGGAACCCAAATCTACATCGTGCGGGAAACTGGCCAGCCAGATCGGGTCTTCAACACCAAAGACGAGGCCTTACGCGCCTACGCCGAGCCGCTCATTGGTGCCGAAAAGGTGGGCATCTTGGCAACAGTACAACGGGTAAAGGTGCAGGTGATCACGGAACAGGAGCAGTAATGGCGCTCATACCAGATAAAAATGAAGTCTTCTATGTCGTTCGGGAAACAAACCAGGACGATCAAGAATTTACTCTCCAGTCCGCCGCCGAAGACGAATTCGACACCGCAAATCTGGATCGGCACAAAATGTTGATACAGTGCACGGTGAAATTCAAACGAATCAAGGTCATTACGGACCAGGAGGTAACATGAGCTGGCTAGGCAAAATCCTGCGTCGGAAACCTCCTCCGAACCGGTGTCCGCACGAGTGGGTTTCCTGGCGTGATCCGGCTCGTTGTCAATATGTACGAGCGTGTAAAATTTGTCAAATACGGCAGTATTCGGCTATTTCCTTTGAAAGACTACAATGAATTTTGGAACCCTGGTGACCGAAGCTCAGCGCCTGGCGGGGCGCGTTGACTCGGACTGGAACAGTCGGACGAAACGCTTCCTGAATGAAGCCGTCAAACAGTGGGCCATAGAACTCCCTTGGCCAACCCTGAAAAAGATCGAGTCGTTCTACTCCGACGGAAGCAAGACGCTGGTTCTGCCACAGCGCGTACTGACCATTGACTGGGTCGGCGACAAGACCAACAAGAACCCTCTCGATGCCGGCGGCGCCTGGGACCGAGAGCTCCCCGCCACTTACTTTGGTGAGGTTTCCGGCCAAGCCCTGTTCTGGAAGGACCGGGGCATCTTTGCCACCCAAAGGGACCCGGCGGCGATAGCCCCGGTCCAGCTCACCACCACCGTGTCTGAGGTCTTCTCCGCGTACGTGTCTGGCTTGTCCTATGACAGCAACGCCTCCGGCACCGCGGACGCCTACTACCCGGTCGAGGAAGAGGTCAGTATCACGGCCGATGGGACGTACACGACCACAAACTCGTACTACCAGATCACGTCCATCGGCAAGAACGCAAACACCACCGGTGATGTGACGGTAGCGGATAGCAGCGGGAACCGGTTGGCTCGGATCTCGAAACACAACTACGAGGCCCGGTACCGGAAGATCGACTTCCTGATGAAGCCGCCGGCCAACACTGAGATCCAGATCAGCTATTACCAGCGCCCCCCGGCCCTGGTCGAGAACTATCAGGTCCCGCCCGCAACCGTCGACACCGAGTACATGATCTGGTACGCGGCCTCTTTGATAGATCTGGCACAAGGAAAAGACCAAAACAGTCAACTCAAACGCGCCCATGCCGAAGCGATCCTCGAACGGCGGGCATCCAAGGAAAGGGGACACGGGGACCAAGACATCCGTTCATATCCGGAGCCAACCTACTGGGGCAATGAAGACGAGTATACGGTACCGTACAACGGAAACATCTGATGCCTGAAAAGATCACGGTACATTCAGCAACGGTCCGCGGTGGGATGGTCGACAAGGTCGAACCGTTCTACCTCGACCAGCAGCAGACGGTCCTGCTTCAGAACTCCGACCCTACGCAGCCGTTTTCGCGGAAGCGCCGGGGCGGGGTCGCGGACCAGGGCGGGGCAAATGCGTTCCCCCAAGGGCTCTGGCGAGCACAGGACACGACCCTGAACCAACAGGCATTGTTTGCGGCCTATGGTGGGAAGGTCTATATTGTACCGGGCGCAGGTGTGGTCGCTCAGCGGGCCTCCGGTGTGTCCTTGACCTCTCATTCACTCCACATGGCGATAGAAGGGTACTGGGAGAATCGACGGTCCCAGTACGTGTGTATGGCCCAGACGCACGACACGGCCTTGTCTCTGGCAACGCACCTGTTTGTCATTACCGATGACAATCAGTACTCACAGACCGCCAGCATGGCTCCAACCTGTGCCGCCTGGTTCCAGTACCGTCTGTGGTGCGCCAACAATCTGTACGCTGAAAATCGGGAAACCGTCTGGTTCTCCGAACTGAATGACGGGCTGTCATACAGCCTCAGCAACTCGCTCCAGATCGAACCGGGAATTGGTGGGGACATCATGGCCCTGGTGCCCCTCCGCGAGGATGTGCCCAAGCTCCTGGTACTGAAGCGGGAGGCCCTGGCAGTCCTGGAGCCGCGATGGGGCTCGGAAGGATACATTCCTCAGGCCGGGGACGCGCTCGACACCACCAACTCCCGGGTCCGGATACTGTCCCAGAACGTAGGCTGTGTAGCCACTCGGTCGGTTCAGTACGTGCCAGGATCCCAGGCCGGGGACATTATATTCCTGGGACGGGACGGGTTTCGGTCGATCCAGCGCGACGCCACAGATGTAGTGGCTGGTGCCTCCCCACCCCTGTCCGACAATATACACGACACGATTCGGCGGATCAATTACTCGTACGTGCACAAGGCTGTCAGCTGCGTCCACGAGAACTTCTACCACTGCGCCGTTCCCTTAGACGGAGCCGAAGAGAATAACTACATTCTGACGCTGGATCTGGAAACTGGCAGCTGGTATCTAAACACCTGGAGCACGAAAGATCTGGTCGTGGCTCAACGGGGTCTGGAACGGAACTGGATGTGGAGCCAGTACAGCGAACTGTCCACGGACTGTAGCGTCACAGGAGCGTTTGAGGGGTACCATGTCTTCCAGTGTGATACGGGGGTGTTGGATCCCAGCGGTGCCCCAATCCAGTTCCAGGAAGACACCCGGGCGTTCCTACTTACGGGCGACATCCAACAGAAGTGCGTGTGGGATTCGTTCCGGATCTCTGTCAAGAACGCCGCGTCAGCGACCGCCGCATTCACCATGCTCTACAATGTGGACCAGGAGGGCTGGGTCACAGCCGCCAGTATGACCACGATCGGGCAGGCGACCCCCATTATCCTGGGGGAGGACCCGTTACCGTGGGCGTCCCGTGAAGCCACGATTACGACACAGAAATTTGCCTTGAATGACGCACCCCCAGGCTACTCGATCCAGATCCGGTACCTGAACGCGGACCTTTCCATTCCAACCGTAGTCGACGTGGCCGTCAAGGGCGAGCCAATTGAAGACGAGTACGATAACGCAATCACATGATAATTAACCAAGGACCTCTACCCAGTGACGGCCAGACCGTGGACCCGGCTACATTCCTGGAAGCCTGGATTGCCGGCACCGAAATTTACGATCTGGGAGCGGCACAGTTCTCTGGTGGGACCCTCCAGTTTGTGTACAGCCAAACCGAACCACCGGCGGCCGCGGACCGGTTCAACGGAATGATGTGGTTCGCCCGGGGCGAGGGCCGACTGTACATGTGGGATCAGCCGGACCTGCCCTCGGCACTGACATTTTCGGATCAGAACTGGATCGCGCTCAGCGACCGTAAAGAGATTTGGTGTTGGGCCACCCATGAAATCCCGAAGGGTGCACCTGTATCCTTTGTGAGTACGACCAACTCGGAAGCGGTCGACCTCATTACAAATGACACACAAGTGTTCGGTGACATGCCATTCGCTCGCCCTCTCTGGCGCGTATCGACCCAGTCTAATGGCAGTGGTGTTACGAACACGATCTCAGATATCATCTGGGTCGCAATGGAAACCGCCAACAGTGGGTCGCTGTTCCGGGCCTGTGATATTGGGATCTGTGATGTTTTAATGCCCACTACGGTCACGGATTCGTACACCAGGTACCAGAAGGTCACCGATACCGTATCGGGAAATGCCGGTGCCGTATTCGGTAAAGAAGTAGGAGTGGACGGTAATTATGCCTTAATCGGCGCCGCCAAGGCCAATACCGCCGATTCGGAAGCCGGCGCAGCCTTTATCTACGAGCGAACTGGGGTCGGTTGGGCCCTGGAGGCAACCCTTACGGCGTCGGACGCGGCACAGGATGATAGATTCGGCCAAGGCCTGTCTATTTCCGGCCAGCGGGTGGCGGTCGGGGCACCAAAACGTAACAGTTCCACCGGGGCCGTGTATATCTTTGATCGTACGGACCGGGACAAAGTCTGGTCTGAAACGGACATTCTCACTGCCAGCGACGCGGCGACCGGTGACAAATTTGGCGAAGAGTCTTGTGTTTGTTTGGCCGGCGACGTATTGGTCGTGGGCGCTCCGGTAAATGACGCGGCCTACGTGTTCGAGTACAGTGGCGGGAGCTGGTCGCAAGTGGCCAAGCTCGAGGGTGATGACGTCACCGCCGGTGACTACTTCGGCTGGGGCGTGCATACCGATGGCACCACAATTGTCGTTGGCGCCTGGCTCCAAAACACCTTTACCGGCGCGGTCTACGTCTTCACAAAAGTGGGCGGCACCTGGACCCAACAGGCAAAGCTCACTGCCTCGGACGCGGCAACCATTGACCAGTTCGGTGCGTTCTGTCGCGTACAGGGCAACACCATTGCGGTTTCGGCCATCGGGAAAGAAGCGGTATACATCTTTACCGGTTCCGGCGCGACCTGGTCCCAATCTCAAAAAATTGCGGACGGTACGGCCGGGAACAAATTTGGTGCGGGTTTGGGCCTGGACCAAGACCGCCTGGTAATTGGTGAGTGGCGAGACGATGACTCAGGATCGAATGCCGGTGCGGCTCATGTGTATCGGCTCGAAAACGGTACCTACTACGCCATCGACAAGCTACTGCCCCCGGCCAGTTCGGACGACGACTACATGGGGTATGGCCTGGCTATTTCCAACCGCGGTCGCGTTCACATCGTATGTGGGGCTTACGAGGACGATGACGAAGCAGCTGACGCGGGCGCTGCCTATTTCTTTGAAACTGTCCGAGATGGATCTGCCGGGGCTGCTTCCGTTGATGAACGACTCCCCGGCTATGTCACCCGGATCGAGGAAACCTGTGGTTCTCAGTGCCCGCACATCATGGTATTTCACACACTCACGTCGAACCCTACTGGGTATACGACCGGAGCTGAATGGCTCCAACCGGCATACGTACGTATTACGGCCATGACAGCAGGAGCATCCCAAGTATGAATATTACACCGGGCTACAACTTTGGCGCGACGGAGGTTCCCAAAAATGCCACCCTCGCCCTGTCAGTCGCGGGGATGTCCCTGACCGGCATTGACATCAGCCAGATCGCCACCACAATTCTTGGGATCAAACACGGGAACACGGACACCTCGCTTCCGGACGTGGGCTGGATGCAGCGCGATGACGCGAACGGGATCTGGATCAAAACCGAGGCAGAAATCACCGCCTCTCCGGGAGGCGAGTTCGACTACGGCCGGGTCCGCTTGTTCCGGGCCAACTGGGGCGGATGGGAGTCAAACCGGTACAAGATGGAAAACGAGCGGGACACCTTCACCTACTCGGCCATTGACATTTCCCGGTTCCGTGGTATTCTCCAGCCGGTTCCGAACAACGACACGAACCCGTCCAACGTTTTCATCCGTGGTAAAAACGGTGCCGGTGCCGACACGATGTCGCTCAAGACCATGGAAACGGGACTCACCGGACTTCACACACGGGTTGCGGGCCGCGGCGGGTCCACGGAAGTAGGGAAATGGGCCTGGCGTTATGGGTTCCCAGACTATGTGGCAACCTACACGGGCATCGGTGTGACCAATGCTAACACCCAGTACTTCCCCGCACAGAACGCTACCCAAGGTGTCCGGAACCGAGGACTGGCATTGCGACAAACCGGCCCGATCATTCTATACTGGGCCTTTGGTGGAGCCATGGCAACGCAATGAATTTAACTCCTGGCGTAACTATAGAACCTGGCGATACCGTCACGCGTCAGACCTTATGGGACCTGGTCGCCAACGCAATTGGTAGTACCGTCCAAGCCAGTGATCTGTCTGCCACGACCTTGACCCTGGTGTCTGATACGTCCCCACCGGTCGCGGCCCCCGGCAAGATCTGGTACGACAAGAATGATAAAGTGGCCAAGGTGTTTGTGGATGAACTGGACGGGACCGGAGTCTCTGTCTGGACCGCGATCGGGCCCGACCGGTTTGAAATTGCAGCGCTGACGACCGAACCGATTCCGTTCGGAGCGTGCTTATGTTGGGCCGGTGAAGGCCGAAAGGTCAAGCTCTCGGTCGCCCCGGACGTGCTCAAGGACAAGCACTGGACCGACGGCATGTGGGAGCACTGGAAGGTCGTGGGGTTCAATAACAACGGGCTCACGTCGAACCGCGCAACGGCCGAAAGTGGAACCTGGATTGCCATGGCGGTAGACGGTATTGTCTGGACCTGGCATCCGTGCGATTTCGCTGGCCGAAACTCCCTCGGGAGCGGCACCGGGTTCGACTCATTGATCTCCGGCTATACTGGCATCACGTCCCCAACCTCGATAACTGATGTACGGGGCGGCCTCACCAAGGGCGCGTACTCTTCGGTGGCCACCATCGGAAATGTTGGTCTGACATTTGGTGTATACGACGCCAGTGCCTTTTACAATGATTTAATTCATCAACCCTTCTGGGGCGCACGCAGGGGGCGTATCCAGAACGCAGTACAATAACGGAGGAGAAATGGTGTTTGGACCTTTAACCGGCGGTGCCCTTGGCAGCGTAGTAGGGGGAATCGCGGGCCTGGTTGGGGGGTTTGCCCGAGACCGGGAAGCCCGTCGAATTCGTAACCAGGTCCGGGAAGGGATCGCGGCCGGCGAGCGCGACACCGGGCGGCAACTGGCACTGACCCTCTCCAGCCCCGAGTTTCGTGCCGGTACCAACTTCTTGCGGGGTTTCTACGGCGGGCCCGAGCTGTCCGGGCAGGAGATCCAACAGCAACTGGCGGGCGCGATCGGGCCGGTCGCTTTCCGACAGACCGGTGAAGGGGTGGAAGCGGTCGACCCGTACACACAGCGGTTCCTGGAGGAACGGTTGGACACCCCGGCCGGCGGGGATGCCATGGCGGCCTCGTCCTTCGACCCACTGACGCAGAACTTCGCTAAAAGCCTGCGACAGGCCCAGGCGTCCCGGGGACTGTTTCAGTCCCAGGTCGGATCGGCCGCCGAGGCATCGGGACTGGCCGCGTTCCGGACCCAGCTACAAATGCAAATGCTACCGCAGCTGTTCGAGCTCGCGTCCGCGCCCGTGACATACGCGCAGAGATTCGAGCCGCACAACCTACAAAAGGGCGTGTTCCGGTCCACCGGCGGAGCCGTGGCTTACGGTCAACCCACGCCCCTGGCAGTAGGCGGAAGTCCGTGGACCTCGGCCCTGGGCGGATTATTGTCCGGTGGTCTACAAGGCGCCGGACTTGGCATCCAGGCCCAGGCAAACCAGCCCCAAGCGGTACAGCCGATGGAAGACCCCATGTATAGGCCGCAATCACCGCCGCCTGGCTATGGTAGTGCTAACCTCATGAATGCGGGGTATTTCTAATGGTCATGCCCCGAAAACAGTTCTTTTCTCCGGGCCAATTGGCACAAGGTGTCATCGGAGATGTGGTGGGCCAAAGATTGGACGAACAAACCACGTTACGTTCCAGAAGTCTCATGGCCGGAAACCTTGGCCTACCACATTACTCGTCCTTTATCCGCGGCACGTTTGGAATTGGCCCCGCCACACCAGAAGAAATCGGACAAAAATATGCCGCCCGGTTCGGGATGCGGTACCAGCCCCAGTACGAACGGATCGCCCGTGGAAACCAACAGATCCAGAATCCATTAACCGGTACGTACCAGGCCGGCGAACGGCGCCTCAATGCGCTGGAAAAGGGGCAGGTTTTTGGACAACAAATGCTGCCCGGCCAGACCCGGATGGTCAGTGGAAAACTCACAGAGCAGTCCCGCAACAAACTACAGGAAATACAGCGCCTGGTCAGTGCCGGGGCCCAGGCATTTGAAGGCATGGAGGGTCCGATCACGACCGCGATTCAACAGTATGGCCAAGACATACAAAAGGCCCAGGGTGGGCGCGGAATCTTCGGGCAGGCCTCCGCGGTTGCGGGGGCGGCCGGCCAGGCTGGTTTCCAAACGCAATTTCAGAACCAACTTCTCCCGTCACTCCGAGAGGCGGCAGGAAGTATCAATGCGTTCCAGCGACTTCAACGAGCGCGGGCCAAAACCACCGGGCCCCGACGGGTTCAATTCGGGTTCGGACGCTTTGCAGGATAAGACATGGCAGATATTTTTGGGAATCCAGACCTAGTTCAGATCCTGAGCCAGGGTGTGCAATTTCTCAGCCACACAATGGCCCAGGCCCAACAGGTACAGATGCAGAAGCAGAACATGCTCTTGCGTGAAAAAGAACAGGCCGATCTGATGAAGGCCCGGGAACAAAGGCTCAAAATGGAGGCCGAGTCTCTGAAGATCCGAGAGGAGCAGCTGGCGTTGTCGCAGCAGGCGGAACAACGTCGGGCCGCCGAGGGCCAGGCTGAACAGGCCGTCCGGGAGCGGACCGTAGCCGTTGCGGAGAAGCGCGAGGAACGGTTGGCCAATGAGATCGGGATGCCCACCAGTGCAGACATGTTCACGCCCCAGGAGCGGGCCAGTGCCAAGTTCCAGATCGACCGGATCGACCGCACGATTGCTCGGCAGCCGCTCCAGACGGTTCAGGATCCGACCATGCAGGGCCTAACACGGAAACAAATCGAAGCCTCCATAAGCGAGACCAAGACGGCCCTGAGCCGGGCCACAACGGCCATGACGTCGATGACCCCGGCGGGTCAGTCTTCGATCCAGCGGCTGAACCAGCAGCTCACGAACCTTCGCAGTGCCCGCACCGAGCGGAACCAGCAGTTCTGGCAAGCCGCTCAGTCGCTCGGCCCACGGATGCAGTCGGCCATCGGCGTGTCGGTCCCGAACCCAGAAGCCACAGTCGCGTCCCCAGACGTGGACCCGAACGAACAGATCCAGGCCGCGGTCACCAGCCAGGACCCGAAACAAATGGAGTCCGCAAAGGAGCTCGCGGCCGAAACAGTCATCGGTATGCTCAATAATGGGGTGGCCCGTGCCAACATCGAAAACTTTCTCAACCAGTTAGGAGCAGAAGCCGCCGCGAGCGTCTGGGCCAAGGTCCAGGCTCGTCAACAGAAATAATGACACATGCCCGAAAACACCTTCCGAATCCCAGACCAGGAGTGGGACGCCCTCGTCCCGTCCTCCCCGATCGACAGTGGCCATTTCGTCATCCCGGACGCCGAGTGGACCAACCTGACCAGTCCTCGGCTCGGCGGCGTCGAAGCCGAGGCTGAGGACCGGCTCAAAGCCCTACCCGTTGCTCCCCAAGACCTGACCATACCTGTCCAGCGCCTGGCCTCCGGTGCCATGGAAGGCGGCCACGAGGCTGTCGTGACCTACGCGAACCGGCTCGCGGCCGCGGGGTTCCCAGGTGCGCAGCGGCTCGCGGACTACCCCTACTCCGAGCAGATCCAGAAATCTGCGGTGAATGATTACTACGAATTCATGAACGGGATGGGGATCCTGGATGTGGACGGGCCCGGGGCGGCCGACGCCAAGCGGCGAATACGGAACTCATTCACCGCAATTACTACGGTAAAAAACCAGCCCCTGTTCGGCACGGACCGGGCCAAGATGGCCGGTGCGGTGGTCCGCAACCTCACCAAAGAGCGCGTGAGTCGGATCCTGGAAGAGGACGGCCCGATCGAGTCCAAGGAGCGGATCGCGGCCCTGGGCCAAATGGTCTCGCAGTGGTCCGACGACGAGCTCGACGACGTGTACAAGCTGGCCCGGTTCCTGGCGACCGAGACCCCGGTCAATGATTTCGACGCGGCGGTGTTCCGGCGCTTCACCGGCAACGAAACCCTCCCAGGCAAGACCGTCCTGGACGTGGGCATCAACATCGTCCAGCCCTACGTCACCGCAGCAACGACAAAGATCCCAACCGGACAGAAGCTCGGAGTCCTGCAAGAGATCTTTGGCGACAACGCCCCGAGTGCAATCAACGCCGAGTTTGAGAAGCGAAAGGCCCGGTACGTTCTGGGCCAGCTCAATGTCGAGGTCCGGGAAGACGGCACCATGGGCGCCGGCCAGACCGCGGACGGGTACACGTTCATGCCGCTCGCGCCCAAGGGCGATCTCGATCTCCTCCTCAAGCTCAAGTCGGACCAGGAACCGATCAAGGAGATCCTGGACCGGTACCCTTCCCAACAGCCCACCTTTCTTGAAATCAAATCCCAGCACGGTGAGCCCGCGGCCCAGGACTACCTGCGCCAGGTCAACCAGCAAGGTCTCCAGTACATGGCCGAGCAGGTGGCCAAGGGTGTGGCGGTACCCGACGACGAGACCCTGGTACGGGGCATGACCCCGTTCGAGCGGAAAAAGGCCGGGGTCTGGGCCGATGTCGGGGCCGTCATGGAGCGTATGGGCGACATGTGGAACACAGCCGTCCGCGGCACCCACGAGCTCGACAAGCGGATTAGCGCGATCCCTCAGGTCCAGGAGCTGATCAAGCTCAATGCCTGGGGCGCCACCGGAAACAAGGACATCGCCAACCAGACCAAGACCATCACGGACCTGTTCAAGCTCCTGCCGACCCTTTACATGGAAGGCAAGGGCCTCGGGGACACGTTCACTCCCGAAGCCGTTCGGAGCTATCAGGAGTTTCTCAACGCCTCCCCGGAAGAGATGAAGGCCCTGATGGACGTGTCGAACGACCCGCTCCGGTTCTACCGCGAGTACCACAGTGAGTCCTTCAAGCAACTGGACGAAAGTTCCAGGATAATGAATGATATGATCACTGGAAAGCAAGAATTTCGGCCCGGCAAGTTCATGTGGGAACTCGCCTATACCGTTATGGGCCAGGTCTGGCACGGGGCCGCCGAGCCCTTTGCCATGATCGCTGACGACCCGGCCCAGCTCCCGGTCTTCCTCGGAACCGGCCTGGCCGGCGAAAAGATCGCGGCCCGGGGCCGGGCGGCCATGGTGCGTGGTATCGATCAGATCACGTACGGCACCCGGATAAAAAACTCCTTGAACCAGATCTGGACCCATGCCCCGGAACAGGCCAAGATCTTCCGGGATGCGATCAAGAAGTCGGTCGCACGGAACCCGGACCTGAGCTCTGCCGCCGCGGTGGCGGAAGAGGTGGTCAAGCAGGTGAACCGGACCGGGCACATTAAAGACGCGAAGGGTTTCTCCCGGGTACTGGATGCTTGGCCGGACATCAAGAACGAGCTGGGCGCGGTCGGGCAGGCCATTACCGAGAGTAAGTTCCCGAAAGGCATCACCGAGCGCCTCCGGTTTGCCTGGCAGGCTTTAGGTGGGTCTCCGAAGGGCATCGACAAGAACCTGGCCATTTCCATCACCCAACAACCGCTCGACGACGCGGCCAACGCGATCCGGTCCATACTCGGCACCGGCCCGGAGGCCGAGGTGATGACGAACAAGTACCTGGACTTCGTGTCGAAGCACGAGCGCCGGCCCCGCACTGAAGAGTTGGTGGACATGATGCCGGAGCAGTACGCGACCTTTGCGGGACTGATGCTGGCCGCCGAACGGGTCCCGCTCCAGAACTCTGTCATATCCCGGGCTGCCGCGGCGGTGTTCGGGTGGCGGGACACCAAGATACTCCAATCCTTGGTGGACAGCGCCGACAACGAACTGGCCCGTACAGCCCAGTTCGCGGTCGACGATGTCATGCTCCAGCGCCGGTGGGGCGTGAAACGGCTCCGGAGCCAGGTCCTTACCAATGTGGCTACCAACCGAAAACGGAACGCGCTGAGAAGTACCGAACTGGCCAAGGCCATTGACGAGGCACACGGACTACCCAAGGACCCAACGGTAGACACCCGCATCAAACAACAGAAGCTGGAGCTCCAGCGGCTTGAGGCAGAGCAGGACCGGCTCTCCCGGCATTCGTTCCGAGAGAGTTGGGAGGGCCCCTCTGCCATGGTCTGGGCTGAGCTGGATGACGCAGCCGTGGAACTGATCCTGGACACGCACCCAGAGCTGTTCAGTGGCTTCTCCAAGGAGATCCTCTACGACTACAAAATCTCCAAGACGGGCAAGCCCACGATCGAGACGGCCAAACGTCGGGCCGAAGGGTTTCGGAAACGGATCTTTCAGCTCCAGGAGGAACTCAACAATGTGCGAAAGGATCCGATCGGTAACGATCGGGTCGTAGCCGACCTGCATGAGAATCTCGCGGAGATGCAAAAGCAACAGGCTGCATACAAGGCCGCCGATGGCCTGGAAGATCCGAAGCTGGCCTCCGACATTACCGTCATGCGCCAGTACCTGGCCAACCGGCTCCGGCACCTCCGGAACCGCGAGGTCCGGGCCACCCGCGAGGACGTGATCATGGCCGAGCAGGACGCCGTGATTGCCGACCACCGTCGGGCCCAGGCCCGGTACACGGAACTGGCCAACGGGATCGCCCGGCCCACGATCAGTGAAGAGGGCAAGAAGATGTTCGAGGACCTGATCCGACACCGTGGCGCCACCGACGCGATGCGGGACGACCTGACCTGGATGAAACAGCGGCTCGCCGCGATCGAGGGCGAGCGGTACGCCGGCAGTCGGGGGAACCCGTTCCACCTGAAGTGGCTCCCGGCATGGAAGCGAGGCCAGCATGTGGCGGACACGGTCCGGTCGACGATGGCCCGTGAAATGGACGCTGGCGCCCGGATCGAGGAGCTCACGGCCATACTCCGGAAACTCCCGGACGAGCAGAAGCGCCTACTGTCCCTGGCTCAGCGCCGGCAGGTCTCACCCCGGGACCTGATGAAGCGCCCGATGATTGCCCGGGCATTCAAGCACCTAGCGAACGAGGACCTCGACACGCTCCAGTTGTTCTTCGAGGAGGAGCAGTTGGGATTCGATCAGCTCATGGACTTCCTCGAGAAGTCTGGGAAGCTGCCCCCGCACGTCTTGAAGTCGTGGCGGAAGATGGGCTACGATCCGCGACTTGACGTGGCGGACGAGCTCTCGGAACTGATCGTGGAAGAGACCGCCCGAAAGGCCATGGGGCGGGGGCGTGTCCAGTCTGTCCTACCCACCCAGCCGTTCCTGCACGCCAGGGGCCGGGCCTTCCAGTTCAAGCGACACCACCAGCTCTGGCGGGTACGTGTGAACGAGCCCGACCTGGTACTGGATGAGACGTTCCTGACCCGGCAGCAGGCCGAGAAGTTCCTGAAGGACCGGTACGGGGACGACATTATTGGGACCCTGGACAAGCACAAGGGTGGCCTGATCGGCAAGAACCCGTACGGGGACGAGGTCCGCCTGGCCCCGCCCCTCTCCGCAGCGGAGAAGGAGGCGCGTGGGTTCTTCGGCAGTGCCGGTGAGGAGAGCCTCCGCGGCGAATACGGAACCAAGCGGGCCAAGATGCACACGGCCGCCCGCCGATTGAAGAGGATGTCGGAGGTGTTGAAGGACGTGACGGCCTCGTCACTGATCGACACCTACAATATGCACGGTGGGTACGTGCTCGACAAGGCCCAGCACGCCCTGCTCCAGCAGAAGTACGGGAACTCGGTCACCTCCAGGTTCCACTTCGTACCGGAGAACAAGCGGGCGTTTGGGAACATGGCCGGCAAGTACGTCCATAAGCAGATCCTGGCCGAGCTCAACCGGGCGTCGAAACTGTACGACAGCCTCAACAGTGTCGTGGCCGGTATGCGCGAGGCCTTCCAGGCCGACGTCCCGGACGCGATCAAGCCGTTCACGCCCGGGGCCGTATACAAAGCCTTCGACTGGGTCGCCGACGCGGCCCGGAGCTCGCTGATCACCCACTCCATTCGGTCCCACATTGTCAACCCCCTGTTCAACATTATCTCTGACTACCTGGCCGGCACCCGGGTGTACTCGTCCGAGAACCTCGACAACCTGCTCTGGGCCGCCAAACAGGCGGGCCCGACCGGCAAGGGCCGGCTCACGCGGGACCCGATCTTCCAGGAAGCCCGCCGGAACAACCTTGTCACCGGTCTGTTTGAGACCGAGGACGACGCGCTCCGGAACCTGTCCCTCGACGTGATGGGGATCAATAAGCAGAATATCGCCCAGGTGCGGAACCTCATGGGTAAGACCAAGGTGCTGCACGAGAAGTACCGGCAGCTGCTCTTAAAGGGCGAGGACCCGCCCCTGCTCCTGACGGTGCAGAAGAAGCTCCAGGCCCTGGAGGCGGCACTGGCCGAGCTCGACCAGAGCCGGTTGAAGATCGGCTTCAAGAAATTCGTCGGGCTCTGGGTCCGTAACCGAGACGCCTTTGGGCGCCCCAGGAACAAGACCGCCCGGTTCATGCGCCGGTGGTACAACTTCTACGACGAGTTCTTCAAGCTGGCCCAGTACGCGAACCTTCGCCGGCAGGGACTCAGCGAGAACCAGGCCGTCAAGGTCGTGAAGACGTTCAGTCAGAACTACGCAGAGGTCCCGTACTGGCTCCGGGGGATCCACCCGGCCGTCCGTGGTATGGTCGTGAGCTTCCCTTACGAGCTTATGAGGATCACGGGTAACGCGGCGCGTTATCGGCCACACCGGCTGGTCGGGCTCTTGGCGACCCTGCCAATGTTCAATATGATGCAGCTGGCCCAGGCCGGCGTGAGCTGGGACCGATGGGACCAGATGCTGGAGGCCCGTGGAAAACGGACCCCGACACAGGGCCTGCTCAGCATGATGTCCAGTATGTACCTGATCGACCCAAGGACCAAGAATATTACGTCAGAAGTTGACCTGAGCGGTCTCTTGCCGTTCGAGGACCTCGTAGCCAATGGGCACGGCATGATCGCTCAGGCCATGGACAACATGATGCCTCCCGAGAAGCGGGACGGGCTCCAGCACGCAGCGGCCGTCGGCGGGACCATCGCTTCCAACTTTCTTTTCAACCACCCGATCTACAACATCGGCCAGTTCTTCTTGTCCGGGACCGACCCGGTCACGGGCCGGCCCCTGCTCTCGCCGGGCGCTCCCCTGCTCCAGAAGGTCCAGGAGGGTGTGAAGATCGCCGGCAAGACCTTTATACCTCCGTGGATGCCTGGGGGTCGGGACTTCACGGCATACGAGGAGGCCTGGCACGCCCCGCTCAACCCTCGGACCGGACGCCCGTTCCACTCACAGCAGCCGGCCACGGCCCTGATCCGGGCCGCCTCGGGTATCGGCCTGAAGGGTCAGGCGGCCGACGACGTTGGAAACCTGATCGGTGTTGGGCGTGGCCGGAAGTCGGTGCTGACCAAAGACGAGGACATTATCCTTAACAACCTGTACAAGGTGAGCGGCCTGATGAACCCGGACCGTCCGGACTACCCTATCTACGGCCCCGACCGGGAGGTCCGCGAGCTTTACAACCGCGCCATCGACAGCTCCTTTTCGCCAGAGGAACGGGCCGAGGCCGAAAAACAACTCGACGAGAAATTGAAGGAGGAGATCACCGAGCGCCAGGGTCGCCTGGTAGTGAAGCGGACCCGGACCGAACGCGAGGTGGAGATGGAAAAACGCTCCATGGAAGAGAACGGGTGGCAGAACTTCATGGCCAAGCAACCGATCGTACAACAGGTCCTGGCCTTCATCCTGAACGAGCAGGCCGGGGTCCACGACCGGCTCCTCCGCGAGCAGTCCAACATCATCAAGTTCACTGAACTGGGCAATGACCGTGTCATCAACGACCCGGGCAAGGTCCAGGAAGCAATCGACCACCTCGAGAAGGCCATGGAGCGGCCCACTAACCAGCGGGTGCTGGAACTCCGCAACTACCTTAAGGAGGTCGTACTTCCCATGTCCGAGGTGCGCCGCATGTTCGAGCCGTACCGACTTCAGTTACAAGACGCCCGGAAAGAAGCAATAAGGAGAAAGTTCGATGGTTGAGACCGCCGCAACGATCGGGGGGATCATATTCAGTGCCGGAGTTGTGATCGGAACCTTCAGGGCCCGCCTCAAGTCAATCGACACCACTCTGAAATCGATCGACAACAAAATGGGCCGGCAAGACACTACCCTGGACGATCACAGCTGTAGGATTTCGGTCCTGGAAGCGGGGTGCCGTGAGCGTCACAAAGAGGCCTAAGATCGCGGTTTACACCGGCGATGTAGGAGGTGGGTTACTGACCTGTATTAAACAGAAACCGGACGTGATCTACCTCAGCAGTGAGGGTGGGTGTTTGTACACTATGTGTGCCTGTATTGACGCCCTCCAGGAACATGACTGCTGCGTGATCGCCACCGGACAGTGCTTCTCGGCCGCGGTCCCGATCCTGGCCGTGGCCGCCAAGCGACTGGCCACACCCCGGACCAGGTTCATGGTCCACCCCTCCTCAGCAGAGATGACGGGCATTCACGGCAAAGGAGAGATCGATGCCGAGCGAGATGAGCTCGATTGGCTTGAACAAGAATATCTGAATATTCTTTCCAAGTGCACCAACCACCGGAAGAATTGGTGGCGGAAGCGGATTGCGGCGACGACCTACTTCGGCTCAGAAGAGGCGCGTCGGCATGGGGTGATTGATCAAGTAGTATACCCTCACGTTCCCACCATGTAAGTCTACACCATTCCTCCCAGATTAGTAAGCTCATTGCCTTCTACTTTACACAAATCAGTTTGCGACTCGTCGACTTTCCACAGCCTCAATGGCCCGCCGGGTAAACTTGATAATCAGCTCGGCCTCCCGGATCCCCATGTCGGGCCGGCACGGGAGAGTCACGAGCGGCGCCGGCGGAAAATTCCACGCAGTCGGGACGCCCCATTTCGCCAACTCCGCACGAACTTCGGCCACATCCCGTACTTCCACTTGAAAGAGATACGGTACCAACGGCTGACACCGAAAAGGGACCTCCCAATTCTGTCCAGCACGCGCCAGCTTCTGCCACGAAAGCCGAATCCCAGCCATGTAACGATCCGACACCTCCAACGCCTCAAGATTGAGCGCGGCCGCCACGTCTGTGAGATGCGTTTCTCGGCCAGGTACGCTTGGTTCAGTGCCTCCAAGTCTTGTGGGGTTAAACGCTGGAGAAAGTCCAGAAGAACACCAAGATTCAATCTCCCGGGCGTGTTCTGGGTCTTTACAAACCACGACCCCGCCTTCAGCGCCCGGCACAGGTTTCGTTGGATAGCAAGAGAGGACCGCAAAGTCGGCGGCAGGATCAGGCAGCCAAGAGTGACACGCGTCGTGAATATACCATTTCGGATAAGGTAAGCGATTCGCCACAAAGTAGCGGGAAGACATATCTTCATCTTCAATTGCCAGCCTCCGTCCTCCAATATCAGTTTTGACCACAATATCAGGCCGAGACCGCCAGTCCCGGTCCCAGCCCGTACACATCCCAGCATGTGAGATCGCATGCCGAATCCCGACAAAGGTCGCGTGCGTACAATCAATTGTCGGATAGTCCTCCGGCTCCTCCCCCAGCGCGTCATGGTAGCAAATCATATCCAGCACCGCCTGGAACCCACTCGTAGCCCGGGCCGCGAGCGCGATCCGGTCGGGCCCCACCTTTAGCTTCTCTGCTACAGCCTCTCTGAACCTCTCGCACATGGGCCCCGCGGTCAACCACCGGGAGGCCAAGACTTTGTCGAGGTACTTTCCCGTAAGTCGCGGTGGTTTATACAATTCCATTACATCCTGCCTTTTTCATTCGACGCTGGAACCCTCGCTTATGAAGGAGAGTCCGGTTAGTTTTGATAAACTCCACCGCGTGGAGGGCTTGTGCAATGTCCCAGTACGAGTAACGACCGTATCCTGGAACAATCAGATCCTCTTGTGCCATAAACCCCGTCCAGGTGGCCCTCACCTCGGCGGGATCCGGCTGGGTAAATATAATTGTTTTAGAGCGTTCCATCCTCATTCTTTTCCACAAATCCGTACAGGGCCTTGAACTGATCGGCGCCGTCGTACACTCCGACCGAATGGATCAGGGTACTGAGCTCCAGGTTAATCTCCATCGGCTCGAACTCGCCCCACCCGTAGTCCCGGTTGTCAAGGTCCGGCGCGTTGTCGGGGACCACGATCTCAACAGGACTGTCTGGCTTCTTCATGGCGACCTTGAGCTGGACGAGCTGGGCAAACTCCTGAAGTGTGCCACATGTGTCGTAGTGGTTCGAAATGGTGCCGCGGGGGCCCTCCGAGAAAATGTCCCGCTCCAGGGCGTGGACGGCCTTACGCAGAGCCAGGACTGGTCGCCTTTTAGTTGGATGCGTAACGGTAATCTTTCCTTTGGTGACCGCGTCGATGGACATCCGATTGAGCAGGAGGTGTGCGCGAAAAGACTCTGCGTCGCCGGGATTCGGGACGCCGAACACTGTCCCGAACCGAAGAAGGGATCCACGGGCACCAAAGTCCCCGGCCGCGACAAGAGCTTGCTCGAGATATCGTTTAGACTCTGGGTATGCACCTTCAGCGAAGACGGAGAGTGACGAGACAGCGGTGTAAGGACAGCCTGTCCCGGAGAGAGCCACGGCGACCCTTCGAGCATTATTCCGAATAGCGATGGTGGTATTGATGCGCCCGGACGGGTCGTGTGCGTAGGCGCCGAGCCAGACGATATGGTCCGGGACGATTTTGTCAATATACCGGACGACGTCTTTGGTTTTGAAAATTTTCTGGACTGCGGGTGTAGCAGGCGGCTGACCGTAAACACAAGGATCAACACGGAACAGCTCAATATCATCCCGGAAAGTAAACCGGCGGCATAAGGCGCGTCCAATGTAGCCCTCACTTCCCACTATCAGTAGTTTCATTTTTCAATTCTCCACAGTAGCACTGCGCCGGCTTGTCCATCCCTAAATAGTCATGTTTCACTGTCGTTCCGCATATATGACAGTAATTTGAGGGAACCATCCCGTTAAAGTTAGGCCGGTCGTCCAGGTCCGGCCGGTTGTGAAACATCCGGTTCAGCATCATGAGACAGCACCCGGCGTGCCACAGGTGGGGCTTGCCACTCTCCGGGTCCATGTCCTCCCCATCCCAAAACGCCCACATGTGCCGCATGAGGGCCCCGAACAACCGGCTCGCCTCGATCCCCTCCATCCAATTGTACTTGGCGTACTTCTTGGCGCCGAAGGTCATGATCTCGCCAACTCCCATCAAGAAGGCCGGGTCCAGGAGCTCGAGCTGGATCTTATCTTGATCGTTCTTCTGACCGCTCATCTATACTCCAACTTCTCATAAAAATCTGGGTCGAACACCATACCAATAGCAGTCCGGAGACGGTTCCCGATCGTGCACTTGGTCCACTCCGACATCTGAGCGGGTCCGGGCTTCCATACCCGGAATGGGAGCTTGAAATGGCGCCGGGCCCACTCTAATTCTGCACACACCCCGTACGACAGGTAAGCGGTAGGAGTCCACACCGCCACCAGCCCGTCACAGCTGCCCATTTCCAAAAAGTCAATTTCCTGCTCCGCTAGAAGCGAGTGCTCCCCGACCTTGAGCGCCGGATCAAAATAATGAAATCCGCGCTCGGCCAGCTCATGGCGCATCTGCTGAACTATGGCTTTCTCGGACGGCCGGGCTCTGGTCATCGGAAATGATAGGTATATTTTGTACATGAGGGCAATTTACTCGCACAGTAAATAGCCCAGGCCGGGAAAGGAGCAGGCCCGGCCTGGACAGTGGGGCTTCTACTTCACGGGGCGGACACCGAGCCCGCCGACCACCTGGCCCCCGAACCGGACGGTCGGGTCGAAAAACGCCTCGAACTGCTTCCCGACCCAGTCGTCGGTGTTCTGCGACTGGAAGATCGAGGCCAGCACGCTGGCGTTCGTCTTGTTGAGGGGGAACCCCCGTTCCTCTTCCTCAAGGCGCAGGATGATCTTCCGATCTACCCCGCCCTTCTTCTTGTTCTCGAACTCCTGGATCTCGGAGCCCGTGATCGTGTAGACCTTGGGGGACTCCTGAAGGTCTTCCTTCTTGATCAGGGAACTGT